ATGTTGTAGCAGCAGATAACAGAGCAAACTTCTACATTGAATTATAAAAATAATTTGGGAGGATTTCTTATCCTCCCATTTTAACTTAAATTTGGGAGGGTAAGAATATGACAGTTGATTTAAATTTAGTTAAAAAATATTTGCGTATTGACGATGGCTACACAGATGAAGATGATTTAATCCAGATGTTTATAAATAACGCTATAACATACATGGAAAATGCAGGCGTAATAATTGATGAAACAAACACAAAACAAATACAATTAGCGCAATTGCTTGTTTTGGTATTAGTAAGCGATTGGTACGAGAATCGCGCTCTAACAACAGATAAAACAAGTGAAAAAGTTAGAGATATAGTACAATCCATACTTTTCCAACTTAAATATTAGGCGGTGATGCCTTTATGAACGCAGGCGATTTAAAGCATAAAATACAGATTTTATCAAAACAAACAATAACAGATGAAGAAGGATTTACAAAAGAAGATTACGTTGTATTTGCCGACACATGGGCTAAAGTAACACCAACGCAGGGTAGAGAATTTTATCAGGCAGCAGCAATACAGGCGGAAAAGGATGTAAAATTTACAATTAGATACAGAAAAGGCATAACTAATGATATGCAGGTGAAATATAACAACCAAATTTATAAAATTAAGTCAATAATTGATTGGAATGAGGAGCACAAATATATTGATTTGATATGCGAGATGATAACAAATGGCTAAAGATGTGGAAATAAATGGACTTCAGGATATATTAAATGAACTTAAAAAGAGAAGTGATAACATTTCTAAACTTGAAAACGAAGCATTACGTAACGCAGCGCAGATTGTGCAAGAAAGTGCTCAACAAAAAGCACCTGTATCAAAAACGAAAAAGAAACATATGAGGGACCATATTGTGATCTCAAAAATTAGCACAGTAAATGGCGTAAAATATATCAAAGTTGGCGTAGAAAAGGACTTCTATTACGCTAAATTTGTGGAGTTTGGCACTACAAAAATGAAAGCACGTCCTTTCATGCAGCCAGCATATGAGGAAAATGTGGAAAAAATACAGCAAACAATGATTGAGACATTAAGGAAGGGATTAGAATGAGTATTTACAGCGATATAATGAATACCCTTCAAGCGAATACTACTTTAGTTAATTTGGTTGGTAATAGAATATATTTCCAAACAAATAAAAGTGGACGATATCCTGCTATTACATTTTTTGTATACAATGAGTTAGGCGAATTATTTGCGGATAATAGAGAGATAAAGACAGGATATTACATACAAGTTGATATATGGAGTAAAGACAATTACAACACAATCGTTAATGAAGTGATGAAATCTATGACACAAGCAGGGTATAGGCGTACTTCAAGCGCTGATTTGTATGAAAATGATACCCAAATTTACCATAAAGCGATAAGATTCGTAAAAGAATTCTAAAGGAGGATGATTTAAATGGCAACAATTGTAAATAGTGCATTGGTGGGATTAGAACATTTGGTTTATGCAAAAATAACAAAAGATGATGCAACAGGAACAACCTATGATGTAGTTAAGGAGATTGCGCCTGTTATAGATGCTAAAATATCACCAAAAGTAAATAGCAATATGCTTTACGCCAATAATATGGCAGTAGCGAATATGTCTATAATGTCAGAGATAGAAGTGGAATTCCAGATAAGCGATTTGCCAATCGAGGTATATGCAGACCTTTTGGGACACACTTATGACAGCACTAAAGGTGTAGTAGAAAGCAGCGCACAGGATATAGCGCCTTATGTTGCAATTGGCTTCAAAGCAAAAAAAGAAAATGGAAAATATAGATATGTATGGCTTTTAAAGGGAAGATTCGAAGAAGTAACTGAAGAATACAAAACAATGAGCGACAAAGTAGATTTTGCGACACCTACTATAAAAGGAACATTCTTTGCAAGGTTATCAGATAAGAAATGGAAATATGTAGCAGATGAAGACGCAGGATATACAGGCGGAGATAATTGGTTTACTGCTGTAGCAGTACCTACTACAGTATAATTTAGGGCACTCTTTTGAGTGCCTTTTTTGTTTATAAAAAATTTGAAATGGAGGTAGAATTATGGAGTTAAAATTAGGAAAAAATACTTACAAATTAGGTACAGTTAAAGCGAAAATGATTAGAAAGGCAATGCAATTAACAGAGGAAATAATTTTTGACAAATTGACAGTTAATGATTTAGATAGATTAGTGGAATTCATAGTAGAATTATTCGGTAATAAATTTACTGTCGATGATGTTTATGAAAATTTAGATGCACAAGAATTAGTGCCTACTTTAAATAAATGCATTAATGCACTTATGGGCACTTTCGCTGAGAAAATGGAGCAAATACCAGAAAAAAAGTAAATGGGGACACTGAAAAGGTGTCTCCTCTGGATTTTATAAAAGAGTTTTATTTGTCCTTACTTGAGCAGGGATGGACATTGAATGATATAGATGAGATGGACTTTTTTTGGTATCTTGATTTAATGGTTTACAAAGCAAATAAAGAAGAGAAAAAGAAATATACAAGCATTGATAAGGTAATAGGGCTTTAATCAATGGTGGTTAGAACGTCCACCATTGATTTTTTAAAAGGTGGTGAGAGAATGGCGGAAGAATTAGGAACATTACAGGTAAAAATAGGTATGGACTCAAGCGGTTTTCAACAAGGTGTAACTACTATTTCCAGACAATTAAAAGTATTACAATCCGATTTAAAGGCGCAGTTAGCACAGTTTGGAGAAAATCAAAAGGGATTAGAGGCACTCAAAGTAAAATATGATTCATTGACGCAGCAAATCGAATTACAAAAACAAAAAGTAGACGCTTTGGCAATGGCATATCAGAAGAGCGTAGAAGAAAAAGGGGCAGACGCTAAAGCAACGCAAGAATTGGCAATAAAGTTAAACAATGCTAAAGCAGAATTAGCCAGGATGGAAAATGAATTGAAAAATGTAGACGAGGCCATTAAAAAACAAAGTAATAGTTGGCTAAATTTTGGAAAACAAATGGATGAAATAGCGGAAAAAACCAAAAAAATAGGTGAATCGTTCGGAAAAATAGGGAAAAATCTAACAGGATTTGTTACAGTCCCAATTGCTGGAGCAGTAGGAGGATTGTTAAAATTAGGCAGCGAATTTGACGAGGCGAGCGATAAAATTCGCATTGGTACAGGAGCAACAGGCAAAGCATTAGAAGGGCTAAAAAAAGATTTTGAAGCAGTTTATGGTAGTATACCTGCAACGATGGATGAGGCAAGCACTGCAATAAGTGATCTTAATACAAGATTAGGATTAACTGGAAAGCCATTACAGGAACTGTCTAAACAAATAATACTTTTATCGCAAATGATGAAAACCGACCTAACCACTACTATAGAGCAGGTATCACACGCATTTGAAGCATTTAACATAAATGCTAAAGATTATGGAAAATCATTGGATTTTGTGTTTAAGGTTAGCCAAGCAACAGGTATAAGCACAGATTATCTTTTAAGCACAATTCAAGCATCAGCACCTGCACTAAAAAGCATGGGCCTAAATTTCGAAAGTGCAGCAGCATTGATTGGACAGTTAAGTAAAGCAGGTGTAAATGTAGAGCAGATATTGACAGGTTTAAATAAAAGCATTGCTAATATGGCTAAAGCAGGAATAAAGGACGCAAACGAGGCAATAGCGAAACTCTTTGAACAAATTAGAAAAGCACCTAATGACATGGTAGCCACACAAATAGCAGTAGAAAATTTTGGCACTAAAACAGGCGTAGCGATAGCAAAAGCAGCAAGAGAAGGAAAATTGAATTTTGAGGAATTTTTAAACACATTGAGAAAATCACCTGAAACCATTAACAAAGCAGCAGAAGAAACAGCCGATTTCCCAGAAAAATTGCAAAAATTAAAGAATCAATTAACTGTAGCATTGGAACCACTTGCGAATAGTATTTTTGATGCAGTTAATAAAATGATGCCAACCATTGAACAATTCGCAGACAAACTGAAAAATGTAATAGATAAATTCGCTAATTTATCACCTACAGCACAGAAAAATATTCTTATTTTTGCAGGAATAGCAGCAGCATTGGGACCTGTTTTATCAATATTGAGTAAATTTATAGAAGTAGGTAGTGGAGTAGCCAAAACAATAGGGAATATAGCCAAATTTATTGGCGATTTAGGTGGTTTAGCGGGTGTAGTAGGGAAATTAGCACCTGCTTTTAATTTGCTTAAAACCGCAATTTCAGGCGTAGGAACTGCTATTCAATTCGCTTTAGCCAATCCTTGGACATTAGCAGTTGCTGGTATTGTAGCGGGTGTAATTCTTATCATTACACATTGGAACCAAGTAAAAGCAGCAGCACAACAGGTAGGGGAAAGTGTAAAAGCACATTTTGAAAATATGAAGACAGCATTAGAGAATATTTGGCAAAGTATATCAACAACAGCAACAAATATATGGCAAGGTATTACAAAAGCCATAATGACTATTTTATCACCTTTTGTAAACAATATTCTAACAATTTGGAATAATATAAAATCAGGTACTGAAATGGTATTTAATGGAATAAAAAAATATTTCAGTGCTGTATGGAGCGTGATTAAAAACATTGTATTAGGAACAATATTAATCATTTTAGACATCGTAACAGGCAATTTTACTCAATTAAAGAGCGATATATCGCATATATGGGGCAATATCAAAGATGATTTCGCAAAAATATGGGATGCAATAAAACAAATATTTTATGGAGCATTGCAGGTAATTATTGGGTATATACAAACACAATTTGAATTGATGAAGCAACATATCACTAATGCTATGAACACCATAAAGAATTTCCTCCTCAATGCTTGGAATACAATCAGACAGGACATTATAAATGTATGGAATGCCATAATTGGATGGTTAAGCAATTTACCTTCAACGCTTTATAATATAGCGGTGAATATGTTTACCTCAATGCGCAATGGTGTATCAAACACAATAAGCGGTGTAAGAAGTGCTATTGTGAATGGAATAGAAAGTGCTATATCGTATATTAGGAAATTGCCCTCAAGGATGTACAGTTGGGGCGTAGATATGATTGAGGGCCTTGTTAGAGGGATTGAAAGCATGATAGGTAGAGTCAAAAAAACAGTAAATAATGTGGCTAATACAATCAGGAGTTATTTACATTTTAGCAGGCCAGATATAGGCCCATTAAGGGAATATGAAGAATGGATGCCAGATTTTATAAGTGGATTATCGGAAGGAATAGAGAAAAATAAATATAAACTAATGAATGCAGTGAAGGGCTTAACTGCCGATATGGCAATAACAATCAATCCTGCTTTAAATCCTGCCTTTGCCAGTGCTGGAGCAATAACCAATAATACAACACATAATAACCATTATAACTTCTACTTCAATGTTGAGAAAGTAACAGGTGATAAGAAAGGCGCAGAAACATTGATAAAAGAATTTATAAATGGGTTAAAGAAGAAAGGCATTTCCTTATAAAGGAGTGGTAAACATGATTGATATTTACGAGAAAGTTTTAAACCATGATGATGAAATAGAAAAAATAAAAGGAAATGTGCAGGAATTAAAAGATGAAATTGAGGAAATGAGACAGGAAATGAAAGAACTTAGAGAGGCAATAAAAGAAATTGCTAAAAACACAACGAAAATAAATAACGCTGTATTGTATTCAAGCAGCACTATAGAAAAATTAATCAATAAAATTAATACCTTTGTCAACAGCACTTGGGTAATGATAGCATCACTGGTAATATCAGTATTAATTTTAATGTGGAAATAGAAACCTGCTTTGGCAGGTTTTTTATTCAAGTTTTTTCTTAAATAATTATTATTTTAATTTATCGCTTTTTGTGGTATAATATATACAAATAAACATTATCAAGGTGATAAAAATGAGTAATAAATTAAGAGTAGTTGCATACGCAAGGGTGAGTACCAATACAAAAGACCAAGAAAATTCTTTTGAAAATCAAAAAAACTATTTTGAAAGAGAAATCGCTAAAAATCCAGAGTGGGAATTAGTGGAGATATATGCTGATAAAGGATTAACAGGAACAACTATAAATAAAAGAAAAGAATTTTTAAGAATGATTTATGATGCAGGAATAGACATTCAAAATCATAAAGGTGAACAGGTATATATTATTAGCGAAAGGAAGCCAAAATTTGACTTGATATTGGTTAAAAACACCTCAAGATTTGCAAGAAATATAAATGTTGTTGAATTATTAAGAAAATTAAGACAAAAGGGAGTATATGTTAATTTTTTGGATATAGGAAAAAGCACACAAAACGAAGCAGATTTTGTGTTTATTGAAATGTTAATGGTATTTGACGAGAACGAAAGCAGGGATAAAAGTAGGAAAGTAAAGTTTGGGCACATGGAAGGCGCAATCAAAGGAGTAATTATGACAAGTTCAAAAATGTATGGATATAAAAGGATTGATAAATTTACATTGGAAGTTATACCCGAAGAAGCAGAAGTAATTAAATTCATTTTTGAAAAATATGCGGAAGGTTTTGGAATTAGGCGAATTGCTCAATTATTAGAAGAAAAAGGATATAAAACCAGAGAAGGAAAAAACTTTTCTTTGGGAACAATTAAAAAAATGCTAACAAATCCTATTTATGCAGGACATGTAATAAGAAATAGATATACTACAGGCACCATTTTTGTGGATAAATCTTATCCGAGATTATTGCCAAAAGAAAATTGGATAATTCATAAAAATAAAGTACCACCAATCATTTCAGAAGAATTATGGGAAAAATGTCAAAAAATTAGAGAAAGTAGAGTTAATGAATATAATTTAGGCAAAAATACAGGTACCAGTTTGTTTGCAGGTAAATTAATTTGTGGTAAATGTGGAAGTCCTTACCACCACAACGTTGATAGAGGCAACTCATTTTATAATTGTAGTTTAAAAAAGAAAAAAGGAATACAAGCATGTGACAATCCTAATATTTCAGAAAAAAGATTAACAGAATTAGTGGAAGAACAAATAAAAAACATGTTATTGCTTTTAAATAGAAAAAAAGAAAAAATAAAAGGGTTAGTCAGTGAAATAATAAATATTTTGCAAGACAAAATAAATAATAATGACTTAGAAGATAGATTTGACAATGAAGAATTTGATTTTTTAGAATTGGAAGAATTAAAAAATAGAAAAAACAAAGAAAAGTTATTATTAGAATTAGAAAATATTACTTTAAAAGAGAAAAAATTGTTGGACTTGTATTTGGATGGTGGTATTTCAAAAGAAGTTTTTGAAGATAAAAAGAAAGAATTAGAAGAGGAGAGAAAAATAATAGAAAATAAGATAAATCAGCATGAATATTTAAAAAAAATGTACGAAAATCGAATCAACGTATTAAAAAAATATATAGAATGGCTTGACGAAAATTTACCAAATAACATAGAAAATATTAATATAAAAGATTATTTGGAATTTATTCAAAGAATTATTGTTTATGATAAAAATAATATTGATGTAAAATTTAGTTGGGAATTAAATTTTGATACACAAACATTACTTGAATTTGCCAACAACATGGGCTATAATAATATCGAATTAGGTTTATAAAAAAATTTGTTAAAACTCTTGACTTTGTTATATTGTATGCTAATGATTGGCCCTCCTGGAGCGGGTAAAACTATGTTGGCAAGGCGTTTTCCTACTATTCTTCCTCAGTTAAGTTTTGAAGAGGCTTTAGAAGTTACCAAGATATACAGTATAGCAGGATTGC